GTGATATGGATGTGCGGCTGGCCGAAGCGGTGGCGCGGCGCATCGCGGCATGGATGGAAACGGGCGCCTTTCACGCGCGGAACGAAGCCTATTGGCGCGAACGCGCAAAGGCTGCGGAACGCCGACTGCCTGAGAACGCGACCGAACCCATGCAAAAGGCGATGCAGCGCGCCGTGCTGCTGCGCAAGAGCATGAACGACGTGTGGCGTGCCGCTCTGTCGGAACTTGCGGCATAACGTTCGAGGTAACGCGGACCCAACGGCGCCACGGACGCCGGAGTAACACCACACTGCGGGCCGCCGTTGGGGCTCGCGTTGACCGAGGGGTTAGGCCCCACGCGAAGGAGCTACGAATGCCGATGTTTGAAGTGAAGCTGACCGCCGTGTGCGTGTGCTTGGTGGAAGCCGACACGCAGGACCAAGCAACCGAGGTGGCGTGGCAGAGCGCCGACCCCGGTGATTTTGACTTGGTGGAAGGGACGACCAGCAACGAGCTGAAAGACCCCGACAACATTGACAGCTTGCGCAGGCATGCTGAGCTGGTGCTTGAGGCCTAACGTCGAAGTTAAGGCCGCTGCCGCAGGCAGTCGGCCTTGAACGCAGGGTTAGGCCCTGCGCAACCGGAGCGAGACCATGTGGATACTGCCACCGACCAAAGAGGAACAAGAGCGCGCCGCCAAAGAGCACGAAGCCCGAGCACTTGCTGCGGCCAATGAACACCGCAAGAAGGCCGAAGCCAAGGAAGCGTGGCTGCACGCCAACACTTGCCCGCACTGCGGCCAGCACCCACCTATCCCGCCGTGGTTCGTTGGCGTGTGACAGGGCCTAACGCCAGCTTAAGCGGCGGCCGAAGGCCGTCCGCTTGAAGCGACAGTTAGGCATCACTCACCCGAAGCAAAAGGAACGACGATGGACATTGACACAGCAGACCATGTGAAGCACGGCCCAAGCGGCGAAACGTGGGTTGTGGCCTACGTGGAAGGCGACCGACTGGCATGGTGCGGCTGGCCTGAAGGCGAGGCAAAGCTGGCCGACTGCACGCTGGTGAAGAAGGCCACGTCCGAACAGCGCGACAAGCTGCTGTTGGAAATGGCCGATCTGACAAACGACCGACGCGGACGGTATGCGCGGCAGCGCCTTGACCTGGAAGACTGCCCGAGAACCAGCCGGCTGAACATGGACCGGGATCGCATGTGGGCAGACCACGGCATCCCTGGCGCGTGATGCCTAACGTGAGTTGATCGAACCTCGCAAGGTCTGTATGAGCTATCGCGCCACCCGCAAGCAACACCAGCAATGGGCAGCAGACCGCCAGCGCAGATCGCAGGCTGCGCGTGAGCGCAACCGCATGGATCGGCCGGCGCCTGACTATCCAGCGGCTCTACCTGAACTGCGCATGCGTATCATGATCGAGCGCTTCGACTTCGGCCACGAGACGCACACGCTAGAGTTTCGGCGCACCAACCGCGTGGACGTGTACGCAGTCAGCATCGACGGCCAGCCGTGGAAACGCGCGGGGCTTACTGCGGCGCTTGAAGGGCTGCGGAAGGCGTGCCCTCGTGTAATGTCGGCGCGTTCACTTTAGGCCAGGCGTCAAGCAGTGCTCGGGCACCGGCAGCTTCCGATTCAGCCGCCTCGACGCATACTCGATGAGCTTGCAGTGCTCGTTCAGATACGTCCCCGAGGGCGCTGGCGTCACTCCGACAGGCGGCGAGGGAATCCTGATCGGCTCCGGGGCCACGGGCAACGTCGGCGATCTGCTCGCGCACGAGGCGGTCAGTAGCGATATCATCAGCAAGGCGGCGAGCCTGTTTCTGGCGTTCGGCTTGTAGGTCACGTTCAGCCCTTTCCCTGTTGGCCTGCATCTGGTCGGACTGCTGCCGGATCAGTGCGTTGGCCTTGTCCAGCCTGTCTTTGGCCTCTGCAACCATATTGGCGATCACGAGGTCACTGCGGGTCTTGTCGTGCGCCTCGCCTTTCTTGTAGCCGTGCCACCATAGACCGGCCAAGGCGGCAGCAGCCAACAGGGCTATGACGACGCGGATCATGCGCCTGCCTTGATGGCTTCCTCGGCCGTCTCAGGCCCCGTAATCGTGATCCACGCATCCAGCCCCTGTCCTTCGATGGCATCCAGCCACTTGAGGATTTCACGGTAGGCTAACTGGCTCGATCCGACGCTTTTGTACCGCCGCTCAAGCCCCGGAAGCAGGCAGCCCTCGGTGTCGGATGGGGTATTGCCGGGATGGATGCGGATGCCAAGGAACCCGGGCACGTCCAGTAGTTGCGGCATGGTCATCTGGAACCGCTGGCTCCAGGTGCGCTCTATCTTGTACCGGCCGCGGGGGATGGCGGTATTGCCTTTGATCTTCCACTGCTCCACCGGCTGACCCGGGACTTCACGCTCTGGGTCTTCGCACACGTAGCAGATGTGCCTGCCGTTGAGCGACAGGTCTCCGATGGTCACGTCAGGGTCGCACTGGACGCGACGCAGTAGGAATTCACTCACGGCTTACCAGCCAACAGCCCGGCGATTGGCGTGTTAATTCCAAGCTGTTTTCTTACTGCAAGCATTGACTCAAGTTCAGCACCCAATGTGTCGTTTGCAAACTGTGCGATTGGATCAATAGAAGAGTTTCCAAACTGAGCCGTGTTGTTTCTTACTGCATTGTAGGCGCGAACAATTGATGCATCCAACTGCTGCGGAGAAAGTTCCACGCCTCCGTCATAAATCTTCCCGTTTTTCAAATAGTACCGACTCAGCAGTGATGCCCTGTATTTCTCATCCATCATTGCCTCCCTGAAGCAAGCAGTTCAGATTTGTGTGCAGACCCCGAGCTAGACCCGAACCAGTAGTTCACCACAGCACCGAAAGCCGCGCTCAGTGAGCCAACAAGGATCAGCAGGGGTTCTCTGGCCTTTTCCGGTGGCTCATAGACGAACAGGCCAACAGTGATTGCCATGAACATGGCGCAGATCAAGATGCCGATGAATACGTGGCTGCGCTTCATGCCTTCGCCCTCTGGATGAACTCGACCACTGCGATGGCGAACCCGATTGCGGTAGACAGCGCGACGATGCCCACTGCAATCTCGGTCAGCCGACGCCAGAACGAACGGACGGAGTTGGTTTCGATCTTGGCCGTCAAGTCGGCGATGCGTCGCTCGAATTCGGCGCGGGTAATCATCTCGGCTTGTTGTGCCTGGAGTTCTTCGATCCGTGCAAGGATTAGGCGCAAGTGGAGGTCCACGGCCTCCATAGAGGTCACGGGTGGAATGTCTGGTGACATCATCGACATTTCTCCGTCCTCTGTGTATTGGAAACCTTGACGATCTTCCACAGAATCATGGCCACCAGCATGATGCCCAAAGCCCCAAGGTCCATCCCGAAGCGGGCCGAACATATGGATTGGCCGGTTTGGACTTCCCACGGCTTGATCCAGTACGCCGTCGAGCACAGCACTATCTGAAGGGCCTCGAACGTCCACCATGCTAGGACAATCCCCATAAGCCTGCTCGGGTAGGCTTTCCAGATGAATGGGACAACGGCAAGCAGGGCAAAGCCTCCAAGAGCCTTGGAGACGATGCCCATGTTCTCCGGGTCGGCCAGCGCGTATCCGTAGTGCCGGATAGCGCCAACCGCCAGAACGAACACCGCAGCGGCATCAAGCCGGTTCTTTGGGTCCGCCACCACCACCGCCGAGCGCCTTAACGAACTTGGCGGTCTTCCCGTTGGGCTTCTTGTTTGCCCTACGCATGGCGTAGACCATGCCGACCAAAACCACTACGCCGCCGATGACCAGTGAAAGAATGTCCATTCAGAACTCCTGTCTGTAGGCGACCACCGTGGTCCCCTTGTTACGGTACACCAGAACACGGTCACCGGCAAAGGCGCCGACAGCCGCCCCCAGCACGGTCACGCCAAAGTCTTTCCCTGAGCTACACCCGTTCCCACCTCTGTCGGACAGTTCTTTCAATGCCCCAACGGCCGTTCCAGCCGCAAAGCCCCACAAGGGCTTCTCAGTACCGAGGGTCGTGGCAAAGGAAATCGTTGCCCCTGCGACGAAGTGCAAATCCTTGTCGTTGCCTGTCCACTTCTCTCCTGCCGTGCATTTGGGAGGCGGACGCTCCTTGTCGGTGGCTTCAGCCACCAAAGGAACAAGCAGCGCCACGATGCAGAGTGTCTTTACCATGTCGATAGCGCTGCGCGCTTCCAGGTATTAGTTGCCGTACAGACGTAGATGTAGGACGAGTCCCACGCGATGTCACCAGCCGTACCAGATGCTCCAGCAGATGCGGGAGTGCCTGTCGGGATGTTCAAGCCGTATCCACTCGACGGAGGATTGATAACGACGTTGCCTGCGGCGGCTACAGCGATACGGTCGGCGTTGTTTGTTCTAATCGCTACTGGGTGGTTGCTCTCTGAACCAATGAATCCATTATTGGACGCATCGTGGAACAGAGAAATTCTGATCGTCCCGTTTGAAACGCTAAAGCCGTAACCAGAACTTGCGGCTGGCGTGATAGCAGAAAAAGCATAAGCACCAGCAATGCTTGTTGCCGAGAATGTACTTCCGCTGGAAGGCGCTGGAATTGTCCAGTTTCCAGAACTGTTTTTAATGGAAGCACCGGAAATAGACAACAGATCGGATGCGGCGTTGCCAAGAGCCGTATCACCGTTGACCGTTAGATTACCATTGACCGTCAAATAGCCAAGAGCAGAGGAATATGCAAGCATCCTCCAGGCCCCAGAAGCTGTCTGCACAAACAACGCCATGTCATTTGCGCCTGTCGTGATATTTGCAGACCCTGGAAGCGCTAGGTTGCTTGAGTGCGTCAGTTGCAGCGTGCCAGCAAAGATCAACAGGATCATCCGGCCATCCCAACTGTTCGTTGAGGCGATAGTGGTGATCGTGGTCGTTCCGGTGATGTTGAACGCATACCCCGTGCTCGGAGGGGCGATGGTCGAGGCTGATGCGATGTTCGCACCGAGGGATACCGTTTGCCGGATGAAGGCATAGGCGTATCTCAGGCCATCGTCAGCAGTGGAGCGATCATCCGTTGGATCGGGGCCATTGCTGGCCGCCGTAACTGAAAGCGACTCAAGCGTTGTTGGAATACTCACGCTATTCCCCTAAAATGACGAAGCCGACACGAGACTGTGAATCTCTGCCGGCCTCTGACCAATCAGCGAAGGAGCCGCATCATGGCTAGAAATGATCTTACCGCAGAGCGATTGCGAGAATTGATCTGCTACGACTCCGATACTGGAGTTTTCACGCGCCGCGCCGCCTCTGGATATCGTGGATGCCATAAAGCAGGAGCAATCCTGGGCACCAGAAGTCACGGGTACCTGCAAGTCAGCGTGGCTGGATACCGCTACCAAGCTCACAGACTTGCTTGGTTGTACGTTCACGGCACATGGCCTGCACATGAGATTGACCACATCAACGGAGTTCGTTCCGACAACAGGTTGATAAATCTCCGCGTTCTCACTCACGCCGAAAACGTGCAAAACATCCGCAACGCGCGCAGCCATAACAAAGGCGGCGTCCTTGGCATCAGATGGCGCGGCCCGGAGCGTCTGTGGCAAGCAAGAATCGGAATCGGCGGCAAGATGGTCTATCTTGGTAGATTTGCCACCCCAGAAGAAGCGCACGCCGCCTACGTTGAAGCCAAGAGAAGGCTTCATGTTGGCTGTACGCTCTAGGATTGCCATAACTATTCCTGTGCTGCAAGTACGCCCGCCATAGGAGCAACTCCAGGGCCTACGCCTTGGGCTACTTGATTGGATCGGTTGAGCATCCTAGCCAGCAAAGCCTTGAATGCGGTGCTTCTGTCGGCCATGAACGCTGCCATCCGGCCTGGATTGTTAGAAAGCCACGTCAACCCCATTGGGTTGCTATTCAGCGCCATCAAAGCCCGGTATTCAGTGATGTCGAGGGTCTTCAGCAATTTTGTTTCTTCTGCGTTGAGCTTCCCGACGCCAGGAACGGCAGCCGCAATCTCGTCCTTTAGACCTCGCGCCAAAGCCTTCTGCGCTTCTGTCGCCGCGCTTCCAACCTCGCCATATTTGCCCTTCAGGACTTGATATGTACCCTGCTTCATGGCTTGTGCCAACTGGACAGGCATGTCTGCTCCAGTGACAAGCGGGTGATTAAGGTAGTCTGTTGCGACTGAGTGGATAGCATTTAAGTCAGGCGTCGGGTTCACCTGCTTTGCAAATTTCTGAGACGTGTCAGCCAGCGCTTGCAGTGGAGCGTATTTGTCTACTTTCGCCGTCGAACTGCCAATAGCACTGCTAATCTGGTTGTTCAGATCGTCAATCTCAGAAACCAGCCTTTTCAGCCCGCCTTGGGTTGGGCTGATTCCTTTTTGAAGCAGCGTATCAATTGCTACGTTGTAATCTCCGGTGCGCAACGCCTGTGCTCCGGGCTTCAATGCGCTGTGCATCAGATAACGAGACATCCACTGTGCCGCAGGACTCGCTGCGGCGCCTAAAGCAGCAAGTCCACCGCCATACGCCGTGCCTTGCTTGATGTTTTCTTCTGTCGGATTGACAAGCGCCGCAGACGCACCACCCGTTGCAGCCCCGCCTACAACTTTCGCGGCAGCACCCGGCCAGAATGGCGTTGATGCTCCAGCGCTCGTGCCGCCAGTTTTCAATGCTGATACCAGAGATGGCGCCAACTTGGCGGCTTGCGCGCCTTTTGCCAAGAATCCGCCAGCCCCGAGAGTGCCCGCTACTTCTGTACCTATCTTTCCGACCTTGAACGGCACTGATTCCAAATCTGCGCCCATGTCTTGCAAAACAGCATCCATTGACTCCCGGCGATCCGTGCGCCCGAAGTAGTCATTTGAAATACCTGCCTTCCGAACAAGAGCGTCAATGGGTGTCAGCAGACTGGCGCCAATAGAACCTGCTCCACGCAACGCTCCAGCCGCAAGATAAGGAATGTCTTGCTTTGCCCGCTTCCATGAGTCAAGTGGGGTTGCCGACAGGCTGAATCCTGGGGCCTTTTCCTTTTTCGGAGCATCGTCAGCGGCACCTTGAGCGCCTTTCAGGATCATCAATCCACTGTCAGAGACTTTCGACAAGTCACCGGACTTCAAAGCGATCAGGTCTTCGTCAGACAACTTGGACAGGTCCATGACTATTTCCTGCCGCCTTTGGCCGCTGCTCGTCTAGCAATTTCCGCTTCGATTGCTGCGGCAGAAGGCAATCCATCGGCGCTTGATCCGCCATCCAACTTAACGATTGGGTCATATGGGAACACAAGCCCGTTCTTGATGGCGTCTTCGACTTCCTTGTTGTGAATAGACACTTTGGTCCGCACGGCGTCTGCCATTACATCAAGTACACGAGGCAACGCCTGCGGGTCAGTCCCAAGATTGCCCAGCGATGCCATCATCATCTGTTGCTGCAACTGAGAAGGCTGCGCATCCATCTTCTTGAGGTTTTCCATGATCTGCATGAAAAGTCGAGTGCGCATTTCTTCTGCGCCCTTGACACCCTCAAGTTTGATGTCTGTCCCAAGTCGGTTATTCAGGAACTTTGCGGCTACCAGCAAGCCCTCACCACCAGGACCCATGAACGAAGATGCCGATGGGACCAGCTTCTTTGCCGCTTCGATGTTTTGAATCACGGCGGGCGCATATTTCAGCGCGTCGTAAGATGTCCGCGTTGATTTCACGAAATCATCCTGCGCCGCTGCGCTGCCTTTTGCGACTGCCTCTTCCCTTGGAGTCACGCCAAGCCTCACGGCCCCTTGCTGCGCCGCAGGAATAGCCGCCATCTTGGTCCGCGAGATTTCCCGCTGCAAAGCCGCCCTGTCAAACGGATCGGTCGCCTTTGCAAGTTCGTCTTCAAGGATTTTCATCCTGTCAACGTCTCTCGCGGCTTGAATATTCGGCGGCACTTGCGTACTGGTATCTGCTGATGAAGCAGGAGCGCCACGAGTCATGCCAAGAACTTGGGCGCGAGTTACCGGCACCTTCTGCGCGTCTGGTCCGTATCCAGACACGGCCCCTGGAACAAGATCGTAGTTGGCCTTTACGCTTTCGCTTCCGCGTTGTGCTGCGGCGGACAGTGTTTCCCTTGCGGCGGCCTCTGTATCTAGGTTCGTCATTGGCTCCCATTTGCCATTGATGAACTGGTGCGGTACGCCATTGAAGACTTGAATCTGTTGTGCTCGCTTCAGTCTGTTGTAAACAAGTTGCTGTTCAGGCGGAAGCGCGTTGTAGAACTGGAATTCACGCACTGATGCAGGAGATGTTGCGTCTGCCCACGGCTTTGTCGCATCGTGCTCATACTTCTTCATCTGCGCCTGCCAAAGCTGGCGCTGCATTTCATGCTGTTGACGCTGCTCTTGTGCCTGTTGAGCCTGCCGGTAGACGTTCTGAGAGCCCATCAGGGCTTCACCGGCTACCTTGTTGAAGTTGCCCCGTCCAGACAGAAGCCCCGCAGCCAGAGCCATGTAGGCTTGCTCCTTGGGGTCGTCGCTCATCAGTGAATCGAAGACGCCTGCCATCTCAGGTTCCTCTGTTGCGGCGCATGTAGTCAGCGAACAGGCCCGCCGACTGGGAGCCTAGTCCGCCAGGAAGGCCCTGTCCGTAGTCCACTTGCTTTGGAGTGAAGGTCGGGCGCTCCAGAGGCTTCAGGGGTGTTCGGTTGCCTACGTCGTAGGAGCCGCCACCGCCGCCGCCTCCAGCGCCGCCGCCCAGCAGGCCGCCAAGCAGCGTGCCCGCAAGACTTGGATTGTTCTTTACGAAGTCCCACAACCCGGAGGCAGCGCTGCCAAGCGGGCTGGGAGTGCTGGGTGGCGCAGCAGGCGATCCAGACACTCCAGGAAGCATCCCAGCGGCAGGCAATGTAGGCGCCACTGTGGGTAGCAGGCCAGCCATTTCTGCAACAGGCGGCCCCATGATGCCAACCGCTCCAGCAGCCCCGCCACCAGCCGCTGCCCCACCAGCGATAGACCCCTCAACGCCACCAGTCGTCAGATAGGCATTCAGCGGGTCAAATGCCGCACCAGCGGCTCCAGTCGTGCCCGCCGCAGCGGCAGGGGCAGTTCCACTCAATCCAAGGAGTCCGCCATTGAGGGCAGAGGCCCCGAGGTACATCCCGCCAAGGACTCCAGCTGCTTCCAGAGGAGCGTCATACCAGTTGGACTTCTTGAACACATCACCCGAATAGACCAGCTTCCCGGTGTTCGGGTCAATGACCTGATATTGGCGGTATCCGCTTTGCGGGGATTCGAGGTTGTACTGGTACTTGCTCAGGACATCCATCACCGGCTGGGAATACCTGATCCCGCTGACCGGGTTGGTCCCTGCTTCGTTGGGCTCGAAAGTCTGATACCAGTCAGGCGTCAGCAAAGACTCTTGCCCGAGGGACTTCAACAGGCCCTCGAAGAGTCCTGTTTGGCCTTGAATGTCTGCCCAGGTTGCCATGATTTACGGTCCTGCCGGTGGATAAGCCCAGCCCGGAAGCCCACCGTATAGGCCGCTTCCATAGGTGCCGTATGTCGGGTTCGTTCCGCTCCACAGCTTGCTGCCAAGCATCGCCCCGCCCAAAGCCCCGGCCCACGGGCTGCCGGATTCGGTGGTACTCGACCCCACCGCGCGTGTAGAGAACGGCGCCAACATGGCGTCATAGGTCTTGAACGGCCACTGTTGAGCCTGCTGGAACTGACTGTAGTCGGCATCCAGATACCGCTGGCCTTGCTGCTGCATGGTCCCGCCAATACCCAGAAGTTGCTGGGCAGGCATATATCCAGCCGAGTAGATGCTAGGGGCCATTCCAAGGGCCTGTAGCATGTTGCTCATGCCCGATTGGTAGCCCTGCTGGTTCAGCGCGTTCTGTTGACCCCATGTTCCGGCATTGCGACTTAGATCGGCACCGTACAAACCGGCGTTTCGAGCCAAGTCCTGCTGTTGGGCGCCCATCCTGCGGTTGATGTCAGCCTCGGCAAGGCCCTGCTGCATCCCATAGTCCTGCATTCGCATGTCACCGGAGATACGACCGAGGTTGCGCTGGAGTTGGTCTCGGGATGCAGCTTCCATCTCCTGCTGACCAACATTGCCGAACGACCCGGATTTGTAGGCAGTTGCCGCCATCGTTGGGGCAACGGTCTGGTTATAGGTCTTGGCAACGTCCCCGAGGGTGTTCTGGATGTTCTGTTCCAGATAGGGGTTTGCCCCGGCATAAGGGTTTGACCCTACCTGCGTCTGCGCGCCGGTGAACTTGTTGAATGCATCGGAGTACGGGTTTCGATAGGTTTGACCCATCGCGCCGCCACCAAGGATATTCCCTGCCGCAGCCTCAGCTTGGTTGAGCAGCGGGCTTCCTTGGGTGGCTCGGTTGGCAATCATGTCCATACCGGCAAACTGGTATGGGCTGAAACCGGAAACTAGGTTACCCCCGTAAGGGGTATATCCCATGTTGCCGATTTCCATGCCGCGCTGGGAAACCGCATTGGCAAGGGGCTGGAATTCAGGGGCAACGCCTTGGGTCTGCGTCGTGCCTTGGCTGGAGCCATATCCACCGAGGGCTCCCCCGATCAGGGGGCCTAGCCAATCGTATTCACCAGCCATATCAACCTCACTCGTAAAGCACGATTACCGTCCCGGTAGCCCCACCATTGAAATCCACGTACAGCCCGGTTTCGCAGATAACACCCACTGTTTTCTCGATCCTGGTCCCTGCTGCCGTGGCAATAGGAATCGTGTCGATAACAGTCCCGCCACCTGCGGACGTACCGTCTCTAATATCGATTGTACCTACCGCAGTGACTACTGTGATAGTAAATCCACGGTAGGTGCATTGGCCGGTTTTCACCAATGCGTCCCCAGTAATAGCCGAACTGTGGTTTGCTTTGGTCATGACCGCTTCCGTTAGGGCGTTGATCTGGCGGGCAAAGTCACGAAAGATGGCGTATAGCGAGTACGCAAGCGTCGGCTCCGCGCTTTGTGGGAGCCTGCCTTCGGCATTGACCTTCACCGCGTCCCCGCAGGGCTTAGAGGAACGTCATATCCGACCACCTTGCAACTCCCTGTGAAGTTGAACTGGAGTCGGTGCCAGCGGGCGATCTGCCTCAGTGGGAAAGCATTGTTCCCGTTGGAAGGTACGTCGTTGGCGCTCTGGAAGTCGCTTGCCGTCACTCCACCGCCTGTAGCCATGCTTCCAAAGGCATTGACACTAGCCGATGTCGGGCGTGTCATGTACTGGAGTTTGGCTTTGGTCAAACGTGTAACAACGTCGTCTGTCCCAACGTCGCAGAGGGTAAAACTGCTGTTTTCCGGTGGAGAGTCCAGCACAGAAAGGAAGTTGCTCTCAAGGAAATACCCACCCTCGACGTACCCAGGACTGAGGTAGGTTCCATACTGGTTCTGTTCAGTGAATACGGCAAGAACATCGTTTCCAGGTGATAACTGATCGTAGATTCCAAGGTCGGAATCGAACGTGCCAGACGACGTATCGAATGTCTCTCCAGGTGAATTAAAGACCAGAGTTGCCTGGACATTCCGATTGGCCCTGCCCCACTGACCTGTTTTTAGGTGATAGACCAGAACAGAATCTAGGGTTCCTGCGGAGTTTGTTGCACTGCAATAGAAAATCCAGACCAGATTGTTGTTCCGGTCGAATTTGACGTTTGTCTTGTATCGGTACGTCCCTGACGAGTTCTCAAGGAACCACTGCCGAACGGTCCCATCGGCAATGGGTGTAGGCCTTGCCCCGTCAAAGATGTAAATGTTGTCCTGACCGACAACAAAATGGGCCGTACCGATGTCTGCCACGGCATGTAGCCCAGCAGCTCCGTACAGTGGGATTTCCTGCCAAGACCAGACCGTAGGCGGGCCGACATAAGAGCCGACGTAAATAGACCGTGACTTATACGCAACAATCCGGTCAGCGCCCATCTGCTTGGCAGCAGTGATCGTTCCGGTTCCGCCGATCAACCTTCCGGTGTTGGCCTGACTGGCGACACTCGGAGTCCAGCTTGTTACGTCATTGAGGGCGCAACACCACCACCTGTCCGGGGATGTCCCATACGTCCCATCGATGGTGTTGAAGGCAAGGACAAATCCGCCGCCGCTGGACAGGACGGATTCCACGATGGCGGCTGTGGGGGCCGTCGCTTGATCGGCGAATGAACCAGAAATAGAGGTCTGGATCACATTGTCCAGACAGGCGGCAACAGTGGTGTCACCGAACTGAGTAAAGGACCACTGATCCTCTGCGCCTAGTGAATACCCTGCTCCACGGGACACATCAGACCATGTTGCTCCAGACAACTCGTACAACTTGGTTGCGGTACCGGCAAATACCCGCCGCGTGCCGGAAATCTTGGTTCCTGTAAATGCTCCTCGACAAGTCTCGTCCAACGCATCGGCTACTGACCTTGGGGAAGGCGCCGCCCTCATCCCTGAGTCATAGGGAATGAACTGTGTGCAGTCGAGAAGAATCCCCGGCGTTGTGGTTGGGGCGTCGGGTGTGAATCCGAGAATCGGGTTCATCGCACCACACGAGTCACCAACGATCCGCCGCCTTGGTACTTGGTCGAGCGGTTCACCGCTGCGATGCTGGAATTGAGCATCGTCAGCCACGTCTGCATGGTCTGGGAGTCACCAAGGAACGGCGCGGCTTCGATCAGCGTCGCGTATAGATAGATTCCAGGAGCGTTCGTCAGGAGCCAGTTGGTGTCTGAGTCAGACGACAACGCCGCGAATGCTTGGTAGTAGTCCAGCGTGTAGGCGTATGAACCAGTCCCTGCCGTCTGGATTTCGTTGTTCAGCAGGGTATAGACACTAGGGGTTCCAGACGAGTTTGAGGCGGTCGTAAACGCCGGAGGGGCTACATAGTCCAACGGCCAACTGGTCGTTCCGCTGGTCGCCACAATCCGGATAGGCTCAAGGAAGCGGGTCGGGTAGGAGATAGCCCCGGATGTGATAGTCCCGGTTGCCCGCGCCTGCATGGCTGGAACCCTCAGGGGCTGGGATATGTACTGACCGTCCGATCCGTAGTTGATCCGCTGCTCTGCCAGCGCAATCAGGTCTGGGATGTAGCTGGTCAGATCGGCGCGATTGAGCCAAGTCGCTACAGCGGTCTTGAGCGTCCCATACGTGTTGATCGCCATAGTTTCATGCCGGAGATACCAACACCGCGAATCCCTCCTGATTTCTCTGGAAGGTCTGTAGCGTGAACCGCGCCATGATCTTCGGAAGCCACCATTCAGGTGGCTCTTGGATCAAATGGGCATTCCTGCCGTCCGGGAGGATTTTACGCGCAGGGACGCATGAAACGGTGAAAAACCCGATTTGCTCGGTAACCCGCTTCAGGTCGTCCAATACGTTGTCCAGATACTCCGGCTCGATATGTTCCAGAACATCAATGCAGGCCACCAATTCTGCCGGTTCCGGGGTTTTGGAGTATTCTTCGATGGCGGGCTCGTAGGGGCGGTAATCAAACTTCCTCTGAGAGAGTCCCCGCTCCCGGATGGTATTGATGAGCGTTAGCCTGGAGCCCGCCCCATAGTCCAGAACCGTGTCGATCTTGTTCTGGTCGATCAGCTTTCCGACGAGTGCCGCATAACCAGCAGAGGCCACCCCGTAGTGGGTAGTGTCATGCAGATGTTTCTGCTGAGCTTTGTACTCAGCCGAAATCAGCGTCATACCTCAGCCGGAAGCAGAAATCCATGCGCGCAGGATGCAGCGTTGGTATTGCCAGCGCCGAAAGAGGCTGCCGACACAACAATGTTCGTGTTCGTAGCGGATGCTTTCAGAGGGTAGGCAAACTGCACGACAAGCGGCGTCCTGCGGTAGTTGCGCCAGCAGGGATCGCAATGTTGTATGTCATCGTTCCACCGGCGAGACCAGTGACCGTTACAGCGATGACGGACGCGCCGGTCGCCCCAGCCCCAGTAACCTCAAAGCCGGTCAGGTAGGCAAAGAAGCCCGTTCGTGATGTCAGGGTGGACGTAGCCGCTGCTGCTGCCACGTTACCGGACGAGGCGTTTACCTGTTCGCCACCATAACGCAGGATGGTCACGTTTGACATGGAAAGTTCCTTTCAGGTTGACGCATTATCCAATTTTCCCACTCGTATTGGTGGGCCAACCAGTATGCAGCCTGTCGTTGAATATCGGCTTTGCTCGGCCCGGAAACCGCTCCCCCAAGGCTACAGTGGGATACCCACCGCCTGATGCCGTCGGTATATTGACCATCGCTGCGAGGTTCGCTGAAAGTCATGTCTGGATGTGGTTTACCTGTTCTGGTGGAGTCAATTTCACAGACAACACCTTAATTTCATCATCGTCTTTGATTGTGTCTGCGACCTGCCAGCAATCTCCGATCCACTCGAAAACCTCTGGCTCACTGTCTAGCCTATCAATGCGAATGCACCAATACCAACCTTTCTCTCTTGGTGTAGTCATAGTTGGATGTGCTTCCAAATGGCCCGCCTGCGAATCGCTTTCACTGTCTGAGAACTTACGCCGTGCTTCTTTGACATGCGCCAGCATCCAATGTGCCTATCTCGCAAGATTTCTCTGACGTTTTCTTCTGTTAGTTTTTTTCCTCCACCATTGCGCTCCCCCTTTGGCATCAGACCATCTTTAGCGGCCATCTGCACGTTCTCTTTGTGAGTTCCAAGGCGAAGATGTTCTGGATTCACGCAACGCTTGTTGTTGCATAAGTGCATTACAACGCCATCGCAACTACCAAAAGCTCTTTCATAAGCAAGTCTGTGGGCAAACTTCGACTTGCCTCCGCCGACCCAGAAGACTCCATATCCGTTGTTTGACAAAGCGCTTGTCCACTCAAAACAGCCGGAGTCCTTCTTTGCAACTTTGAGGTCAAACCTATCCCAAAAGTCTAGGTATCGATGTGCGTAACTTGATCTAGCGCGTTGAACCATGCTTCATTATACGGCGAATTCTTGTATGCCGGGATGCAACAAACGCCCAAAGTAAAGTGGACAAGATCAGGAACCAGATTGGCCTCGTGGTTGGTGCCTTCTTCCTGACACAGCCAGTTCCACGACTTCGGCAGTTCACCGATTTCAGGCTCGTCCAGATGTTCGAAACGGTGAAGCTGACGGCCAACTGACTCCATCACGAAACTTGGCGTCAGGACACGGTTGGCCTCATGGCCGCAGTTCCACAGGATCACAGACGACCAGTTCTTCTTCGGGTAGGAGACGTTGACCGTTTCCAGTGACGTGCCGATGTACTTGCGCTTGTGCTGGGTCTGGTAGTTGTGCTTCACGACCATCGCAGCGTATGCCTCGTCCCGCAGCTCCCACAGGTTCTTGATGTCTCCGAGACAAACCATGTCCCCGTCGCAGAAGATCGCCCAGCCCTCATAGCCCATCAGGTGAGGCACGAGGAACCTTGAGTAGATGAAGGCGTTTGAACCGTCGTTGTGGGTTTCCTTGTACTGCCCCTTGAGCATGTTCAGGGCAAGGGGGTGGAAAGCCACCGGGACGGTCGCATTGGACATGACCGACTGGCAGAAGACGTGATACGCCACACTTTCGCGCGGGTCATAACCGACGAACATGGGGATGGCTTCAGGACTCAAGGTATTCACCCAGCGGGGTGTGGTTGATCGGGTCTTTCTCTTTGCCGAAGGCGCCGGAAAGATTCTTTACAGGCAGATTTGGTAGGCGTTTTGTCGCCTCATCCAGTAGTGCCCCGTCTGTCCAGTAGGTCAGCCGTTTGAACTGGTCAGATTCAAGCAAGGAAGCCATGTATTCAAGGAATTCCTGATGTTCTGGGTATTCGCCATCGACCATGTAAACATCAGGCTTGGACGGCATTCCGTCTCGCTTGTATAGCCCAACGTAGTTCCTGCCTAGTTCCTTCCTGAAGGTTTCCTCGACCATTCGTTGTTTCACGTGAAACTTCGGGTCGATGAATACCGACAGACCTTTGTATTCACGCGCTTCCTCAATGAAGGCGTAGATTCGCTTAGCGTTGGCAACGATGTCGTACTGCCAAGACGGAGCCTGATATTCAGAGTATCTGGACATGAACTTGGCAAGCGGCTGGATATGCTCCAGTTCTTTGTCGGAGTAGGTCACCAGTTTGCCAGCAAGACACTCTGAGCTTTTCAGGAAAGCGTCTGTAGGATGGATCGTGATGATCTTCATGCGGCCATCCGAAGTTTGCTGACCTTCTCCATATCCTTCGCCACCCTCTTGATGGCGGCAGACCATTCCTCTCCATGCTTCTGGCGGTACAGGGCAACGGAGCCCTCGGGATACCAGATCATCTGAGTCCCGCCTTCGTAGTGGTAGGCGTATCTCCACTGGGCCACCGAGGGGGTTAGGACGTAGGCGTGCCGCCCAAGAGCGCCGCAGACATGCGCTGCCGTGGTCGTGACTGTCACAACGTCATCCAGAGCAGCAATCAGGGCAACCGTGTCGTCGTAGTTTTTCTCGTTGATCTGCGGCTTGATGACCTGCGGGCCACCTTTGAGGTTCCACATAGCCACTTCACGGTCGTTGTCGTTATAGGACAAGTCGATGTAGGTCACTCCGGGTTTCATCACCGGAGACAGGTCTTCAAGGTCGATAGACCGAAGGTGCCTCTGGGTATGGGGAACCCCGCCCTTCCAACTCAGCCCGCAAGTCCTGTCGTACTTGGACAGCCAGTCGCGCCACTTCGCCACCAGATTCGGGTCGGGCGTGATGTATGGCTTTCTCGGGAAGTCTGAGTCCTTGTTGCGGAAGAACTTGCCAAGGAACGAGATGTGGATATGGGCGTCGATCTGGTAGTTCTTCGACCATCCCTGACCAGCCTTCTTCAAGGTGGCGTGAACGTCTGCAAACGGGAAGTTGCGTTTAAGCAACGGCGCCATACGCTCGGAGGTCTCAATGATGACCTTCTTGCAGACCTTGTTCATGTCGTTCAGGCACTGGGCAAACATGATCTGGTCGCCTAGACCCTGATCGCACTGGACAACTACTGTCTTTCCTGGAGACCCATCCCACTCCGGCTCTTCATGCTCCGGGTCGTTGTAAACCCGGATTTCAAGTTGGTTGCCGTACAGGTGGTTCTTGTGCTTCCACGCTTCTGTCCATCGACCTAAAGCAAGACAAGCAAACCCCTTGCTGACATGGGCGATAGTGCTCTCGGGGTCAAGAGCAAGGGCCTTGTCGGCGTATTCGATGCAGTCCCTTGCCTTGCCCTGCTGTACATAACCCGCCGCCAGGTTGGCCCACGGCATCGGGTCGTCAGGGATAATCTTGGAGACATGCAGGAAGGCTTCACGCGCCTCGTCATACCTGCACAGATCGTGGAGTGTCGCCCCGTAGTGCATCCAAAGCTGAATCTGGTTCTGCTCGATTGCCAATGCCCTGCGAAACACCGTCAGGGCCATTCCAACGTAGTTCTGCTGCCTGAGAACCACCCCGGCAAGGAACAACGCTTCAGGTCGTTCCGGGTTCTCGTTCAGGATGTCCTGAATCAGAAGCCAAGAGTTGTGGAAGTCCTCTCGCGCGACCAGTTGCCGCGCTTTCCTCAGTTTGGCTTCAAGCATGTCTGATTTCGTGGGTTTTCTGGGTCGTCTTGAAACGTGAGTATTCTGTGTTCAGGAGTCGGAATACCTTGGGCCAGTCGTTCTTGTCAAAGAAATCGACTCCGTGCTTTGTCTTCATCTCCATGATGACAGTCGAGGGGACTTTGGCGTAGTGCCACATGTCTCCCTTGATGCCCTTAGCAGTTCTGTTCTCGTCCATCGCAAGAGCATGAGCCAGTTCAAGCGCTGGTTCAACGTCCTGTGAATGGGTAATCGTCGCCTTGTTTTGTGCGGCGTCATAGTCCCAGTAGACCGTCATCCGTGACAGGGGGTCTACGTCGAGGATTCGTCTGGTCATGGACAAGGGGAGAGGTTTCCCCCTCCCCCCTCACATCAGTTAGGCGTTGATGTTGGTTGCCTTCGTGTTGGCCGTAGGCGTCTTCGCCACGACGGTCCACTCAGCCAGCAGCAGACGGCGATCCGCGTCGCCAACCTTTGCGATGTCCATCGTCTGGAACGGTCGCAGGTAGTTGACGGACCACGTATCCATCTGAAGGGCGTAGCAGACATCGGTGCGTGCCCAGCGAGACAGCACGATGTTGTGGGCGCCATAGGCACTCACGTACACGTCCGCCGCGTTCACGATCTGGGCTTGCTGACGAGATGCCACGTCACGGAAGCGGGTCGCCAATCCGGTGAAGGTGCTGATCTTGTTGTAGACCAGCGGGCCGCACAGGATCGTGTCCGTGTCACCGCCGCAACTCCACGCCTGTTGAAGCATGGAATTCAGGTCAGTCACCAGGAAAGCCGTTGCCGACGTGGAACCAGCGATACCCGTGCCCTTGGCAAAGCCGGAAGCAACAGGAGTCGTGGTCACGGTCGTCTGACCAGTCAGCTTGATGTGGTTGGTGTCGTAAATCCAGTTGAAGACACCAGCCGCCACGCGGGCCGAGGCCGACACGCCGGCAGTTGCCGATGCCGCATCGAGGATCATGTATTCCATGTCCCGCTTGAGTTCCTTGCCCGCCCGAGCCGTGTGATAGGCGAACAGATCACTCATACCGGCGTTGTCCACCGCCCGAGTCGTGCCGGTCACTTCGATCTGCTTGGAGCTGATCTGGGTGTAGTTCTTCAGGCGAGACGGATGGTTGCGGGCGGTCGCGCTGAATGCGTCGCCTTCGATCTGCGCGTTCGCTGCCGGAGCCGCCAGTGCATCGGTCAGCCATTCATGGGTCGTCGATTTGCACGTACCGCGCGCTGCGCGGGTCAGGAAAATCGTGTCCATCGGGCTGATGTCATAGATGATGTCCTCCAGGTCTTCCCGGAGGGCACCGCCGCTCAAGTCGTATGACTTGCTTGCGTTTGCGGTCGCTGCCATTTCATCGATTCCTTGGTCGTTGGCGCTCTCTCATCGCAAGGAGTCTTGCGGCGTCATCGACGCTTCCAGACTTGCCGAGTTTCTGTCGGGCTTCCTTGTACGACTTTTCGTTGATCGCGCCAGGATTTGATGCCCCTGGTTTTACAACCGGGGGTGCGTTAGCGATCTTGTTCGGCGCGGTCGCCTTCGATGCCTGCAACTTGTCCCACTGCATCGCTTTGTACAGGGTCTTTGCAAACACGGGATCGATCACGCCTGGGCCGACACGCTCTCGCGTTTTCCTGTCATGCCCGGTGATGTGTTCAAACGGGAAGCCCTCGTTCAGCGCCCACTGAGCCACCTGTCCAGCAATCGAGTCCCAGTTTGGAATCGATTTGACGATCACTTCACGGGCCTGATTGCTCATCTGGTCCCACGAACCGACAATCTGCTGCTTGAACTGGCCTTGCTTCTGGTCCAGCGCTTCCTTGAGTTTCGCTCGTTCTTCACGCAGGTTCGCTGCCGCCATGGACATGCGATTCAGGGTCTCGCCGTCGATCTGGGACAGGTCCACCCCACGGTACTGCTCAAGCTGGGCCTCAATCTGCTGTAGGGCAGTGAGTTCCTTACTGGCGGCCTGGGTGAAAGCCTGGTGTTCCTGGAATGCCCGGATTTGGGCATCGTAGAGGCGTTTTTCCTCTGCCAGGGCCTGCGTCTTGCGGGTGTAGTCAGCACCCTTGTCGATTTCAGCCTTGAGTTTGGCTGGGATTTTCCCCTTCCAACCCTCTACCTCGACCTCGACTTCCTCGATTGTCGGCTGTTCCGGCTGAGCACTTTCCTCGGGCTCGGAATCATCGACTTGATCGGATTGAGTATCTTCGGCGTCTGCTTCGACTTCGGGAGTTTCCGGCTTTTCAGCCCCGAAAAGGCTCCCGATTCGCTCTTCAATCGACTGCTCCGCTGGAGCTTGGTCAATTTCTGAAGGCATTTATTCCCCTTTTGGCTCTATCGAGCATGGAGTTCCTGTGGATAACTACTTTGCCACTATCTATGACGGATTGCAAGTTTGCTCTCACGTCACCCAATAGTTTCAGCATGAGTTTGATTTCGTGCTGGGCTTCCTTGTCCCGGATCGGGCATTCCTCGAATTTGTCTAGCAGGGCCTGCCTGACGGCCAGAAACGCCCGCTCAAACTCTGGATTGGCTAGTAACTGTTCTGCCGCGTCCTTGCGGGCAAGTATTTCTTGGTCTGTCATAGCAGCAACATCAACAGTTCTTCCATTTCAGCCTCTTCCTCGTCTGCTTTTCTCTGGGCTTCTGCGAGGAATCTTTCGAGGGTGTAGTCGATTTTCCGAATCTGGGCAAGTGCTGCCCCGGTCGGCATGAATTCAATCCGAGGCGGGATATTCACCATCGGAGCGATTTCTTCCTCGAATTCCGGGCTGAGGGTTATCTTGATCGGAGCGCGCTGTTTCTTCGGTTTCGGCGCTTCATCTGCCTTGGCTTTCTCGACAAAGGCTTCCAAGTCCTCAACGGTCTCGAATTCGTAGTATTGGCCCTTGTACCGGGCTAGATACCTTTCGCGTTTCTTACGCCTTGGTCTACCTGCTGGTCGCTGCGCGGACAGCGCATTGACGGTCAGAACACCTGTATCGCCATCCTGCGTGGCAGAGATGCTGATCGTGACAACACCGACAACACCGCCGTCAATCTGAAACGCATCAGACTGGAACAGGTCTGGTTGGAAGGCGGTAGTCACTTACGGGCCGTCAACGTCACGATCAAATCTCTCCAACTGTTCGTCCAGTTGTTCATGGCGAACGTTCGGTACTCCAGATTCTTGGCTTCCAATGCCGCCTCCCAACTGCCTGCAACCGTGTGGTCGAAGTGGCAGGTATAAGGAGCATGAGGAGCGTTCACAGCACGCCACTCCTTGTGGAGATACAAGGGATACCACTGGCTCATCGGGGGCCACTGATGGGTTGGATCGCCGTAGGCGCATGAATGGCTCCAGTTCGGGGTGACGATCAAGGCCGTAGCCCCATCTTTCATCACGCGCCACAGTTCATTGAAGAAGGCAATCCGCTCAGTTCCGGTCAGGTGCTCGACAAAGTGGCTGGAGCGAACCTCGTCCACCGAGTTGTCCGCATAAGGGATACCTTTGCGCACGTCATGGACATGCTTCTGGCCGAAATCAATGGCGTCTATTCCGACCCAGCCTTCTGGCGTAGTCTTGCCGCAACCAATGTCCAATCTTGTGATAGACTCAGGGGCCGGAGAGCCCTGAGGAACTGGCTCTAACTTACGAACGATATTTCCTTTAGCCACTTGGATTCCTTATGCCAATAGTTCGTATATGCCAACAATGCCAAACAGAGTATTCATGTTCCCCTTCGCAAAAGCGAGTTTTTTGTAGTCAAGTCTGCTACGACAAGTCCAAGACAGGAAGCGGAAACCCAAAATGGAGAGGCGGAACTGTCATTGTTTCTGGATACAGGTATATCTATGCCCCACAACATCCAAACAGAACAAAACTCGGCTATGTTTGCGAACACCGTCTTGTAATGGAGAAGCATGTTGGCCGTCTACTTGAAAGAAATGAGGCAGTGCACCATAAAGACGGCAACCCATGCAATAACGACATCAACAACCTTGAGTTGTGCGAATCTAATGGGAAGCATTCAGCCAAACATCATTTAGTGCGCGGGAATGACGGTAGGTTTGTTTCTCACCACGAAAAATCTTCAGGGCCGAATTTGCCGTGCAAATCATAGTGCCCGACTAGCACAGAACAATCAACTGCACAACGATAACCAAGCGGTCTAGCCCTGTTCCAGAAGTAGAGGTCCTGCGTGCTCACCCCTCCCTCTGTTTGTGTCTTGAACCAAGGTTTTGGGAGTTCAGGGTCCAAGAACATCGCTGTCCTCCACAGGTTGAACCCCATCCCTGTTCCGCAGCACTCGACTAGCTGGCCCGGGATCGGGGGTTGCGGCCTGTAGTTGTTATTTGTGTCTCGTGGGTCTCCCCAAATCTGTGGGACGCCTTCTGGTCCCTTGGTCCAGTACAGCCCACCGATGCAGTCGTATTCAGGGTGTTCTTCCATCTGCCTTTGAAGGCGAATCAGGCCATCCGGGGGAGGGATATTGTCGTGTTCCACCGTCAGGATGTATTTGTAGTCCTTCAATTGCGGGTGGTTGATGATCCACTCGAAGGTCTGCGAGAAGGCTTCACCGACCTCGCAGTTGATCGCCGCCACAGTTGGAATGCGGAACAAAGTGTTGTTCGGCGGGCCGTAAAGGTTCAGCCACGACATCACGACCTTGGTAGGAATCTCGGCACCGGCCGGGATCACCATTACAGTGTCCAGCTTCTTCCATGAAGACGACTCAGTAACACGCTTTACTGACGCTTCGAGTTCAGCGTTGTGCTTGCCGTAGTCAGGAACGATGATCTGCGGCTTCATTACTGATACGTTGCGCCGCGCAACTGTAGGACGATGGGAGCGACAACTGCTCGTGTGCCTGTGACCGTGTAATCACTGAACGCAATGGATGCTCTTGTAGCACCGGTGCTGATGACACCAAGGCCAGGAATCACGCCTTGACTGTTTGCGCTTTGAGCGCCCCATTGCTTCATTAACTGAGCCGCAGAACCAACAGACTGAGCAGCAAGCATCGTGACTGCGTGGGTCAGGGCTGTCGTGTTCGCTCCACCCGTTGCCGTGTTGGTCGTGCTGATGTGAACCGCCGCCCAATACTGCCCCGGAGTCATCGTGTAGTTGTTGCCTGTCAGGGTGACGCCGATAACTCCGGTGACAGTGCCTGTGTTGTTGCTGCTCCACGTCTGGGTCATGGTCTGACCTAGCGACGTGACAGACGACAGCGTTGAGGCATTGCGGGTGTAGAACACCATCGAAGCAGACACGTCCATGAACGCACTGCTGTTGTTTCCCGCAGTGCCGACGTTGAACGATGCCGGAATCAGAGCGTTGGAGAAGACAATCGGCTCATCAACATAGATCGGCTGGATTGACACCAGAGAGTTGCCTTGAGCCGTTCCAAGAACGGACAAATACCCGTTCATGGCAATGTTGTCCCAGTTGCTTCTGGCGACCTGATAGATGGTGATAGTCGATCCGTTCGTGCTGATCGACAAACCAGACGATCCAACGAGACTCGATGTAGCTGGGACACTCAGGACCACCTGAGAGTTGTTCGTCCCGCTAAGGGTCATGTTGATACCGGACAACCCGATGGTCGAACCAGAGGCGGTGGTGTTGCCTGCGGTATTTGCGCCCAACAGGTTGATGTTGTTGTTCTCCGCTGCGGCTCCCGGCGCTGCAACACTCATCGACAGGGCAAGACCAGCCGTGTTGTGGGTGATCGACGCTGAGATATTGGCTCCAGTGAACCCACTGGACGTACCGGCAGCACTTCCGGCGTTCAGGCTCAGGCCGGAACTGTTGATCGTCATTGCCAGAGGGCCGGCAGTGAATGCAGAGTTCAGTCCGATAGCATCGTTCGATGCCCGAGCCGTGGTCAATGCATTGTGAGAGCCAACGACAGCCCCACCGGCAGAGGTATAGAACGTCAATCCATTGGCGGCAGAGAAACTGACGTTGCTCGACAAAGAAGCAGTTCCGCCCCCAGTATTGTTCGTCGCCGCGACAATGTTGATTACGCGGGAGGCGCTTGTATTCAGCGCATTTGACGTGATTGCACTGGTCGCGGACGTGTATTGCAAGTCGTGCGTGATCCGAACGGCCCCGGCGTTGTTCGAGAAGCTGACCCCGTTGCTGTTTTGCAGTGTCAGCGTCTGGAATGTCGAAGAAGCATCAGCAGAGAACGCCTGACCACTTTGGGTCGTAATCCATGCCGGATGTTGGACCCATACCGTGTTCGGGCCGCCACCAGCGGTGGATTGGGACAACGTGATCGATCCAGAGCCTGCTAGAACCCAGTCGATACCTGTCGAAACCCCGGTGTTGCCTGCCGTCTGACCAGTATTAGAAACACCAAAGGCTCGAATAGCGCTCTGGTTGGTCTGCGCAAACGTCGCCGTGGCGGTGATAACCCCAGCGTTGTGCCCAAAACTGACGTTGTTGCTGTTGGACAGCGTAAGCGTCGTGGTCGCGGTACTTGCGCCCCCATTGACCACCAGTGCATTGACGCCATCACCAGCGCCACCAGCGCCACCAGAGATGATAATCGTATTGACTGCGTTAGCCCCTGTGATCTGGGACAGGGTTACGTTGTTTCCTCCTTGGAAGACGAACCTACCCGCTCCCACCCGCGTATCGCCGGCCGTGTTTCCCCCGGTGGACACGCCCACTGAGAACACGCCTTCGTGTACATGGTCATCGGCAGCAAAGCGCGATGTATTGGTTCCGCTTCCGGTGGCTGACCCAACAGGCTGGATAGCATTTGACACCACAGGTCGGGTATAGGAGGCCGTGATGGTTTGTCCGTTGAGTCCAAATCCCACCCCGTTGCTGTCTGCAAAAACGACTGTCCCCGTGCCGACAGACTGTGTTCCGGCAGACAGGGCCTGAATGTTTGATTGCGTCTGTACCGATTGAACCGGGGCGTTGAAAACGATAGTCTGGTTCGTGCCAGTCAAAGTGACGGCGCCAGCCCCCTGGAAAACGACATTCGTTCCACTGACAGTGGATGCGTTGTTCGTATTCCCTGAGAGGGTGTAATACTGGTTATGGACCGAGTTCCAGTCACTCGGGCGGACAAGATCGGTCGCGTTAGCAGTTTGAGTGGCGCCAACGGAGTTGAATACCGTCACCGTCCCGGTGAAGTCGGCAATCGTGTTTGATTTGACGTGGGAGATAGCCATTAAGCATTCCCTGCGTTGATGACGAATCCGGTTACTTGCATCGTCTTTCCAACAGTCACGGTCGTACTGTTGATAACGACCTCCGTCAGGCCAAAGTCAGTGACATGGGTCGTTCCGTCGCTTTGGACAATCCTGAACCAAGTGATTGATCCGTCAGCAAGTCCCACTACATCCGCAGGAAGCGTTGGAGACAAAGAGCCTGCCGCTGCTGCCGCCGCAAAGGGTGAACCCAGCGTCCATTCGGCGAGCTTGTTCGTGGCGGCGCCTCCGGTTGCGGGGCGAGTTCCGTCATAGGCTCGCAGCAAAGCCGCATTGCCTGCGCGCGTGGTGATGCAGTCAAGTTGCGCGTTGCGGAGTTCGACGGCGTGACCGAAGCTCATGCTGTCCACCACGCCACAGGAATACCCGATGCGTTCAATTTGAAGACCCAAACACCGGCGTCGTAATAGGAAATCGAATTGCAAGTCCCAGTCGCCGCAACCGCAGATGCGCTCGACAGTACCTGTTCTTCCCAAAACGTCACAATTCCGCCAGAAGATGTGCGTTCTCCGCTAGTCAGCCCCGTGGCAGACACTGGCGACCAACTTCCGCTTGCTGCAAAAGCAGGCGTCACGCTATCGACTTCAGCCATCCCGTAGGCAATGCAACTTGCTTGAGAAGGCACCCCCGAGTTGCCCGAGGACCATGTGGTGAACGTGCCAACATCTTGCGTGATGGTCTGCGTCGCCGCCTCAACGCTGGACGTAGGTATATCGTTTCGCTCGATCACCAGCATGTTCGCGTAGCGCGCACCCGAGAATGTCACCGTTACCGACGTCACGCCTGCGGCAGTATTGGCTTTGTACCAGCAACTCAAGCCCCAGTTATGCGTGCCGCCGAACTTCGTCCATGATTGCGACTGATCATCGGCAACGCCAGAGATCACATCGGCACCACCGCCACTGTTGAACAGAATGGCGATGAGGCAGTTTCCGGCGCCTGAGGCTGACAACCCGCTGACAACAACCGTCGTCGCAGACCCTCCGTTATCGCTCGCCTTGGCCTGTACTTGTGCCATTACACGAACGCAGCCACCGCCGCCGCCGCCTGTGAATAAAGGCTTGCACCACGCCCCATGAAAATATCCGACTGGTAAAACGCTCTTGTCGTCGTGGCCCCATAACTGGTGTAGTTCCAGAAATAGATTCCGCACTTCGGATAGTTCTGCCCGAATGCCGTCGAACCGTTGTAAGCCGACGATCCTGACAGATCAACGATCAGGGTTTCATTCCGCCAAACCTGGATCACGGGCGCTTGTGCGAGCGTATCCCCCATCCTTTGATGAATGATGTAGCGGGTCCACGATCCTGCTGGCGGTGCGCTGTCCTGACCGAGATTCGTCTCGGTGACGCTCGTTCCGGTTGTGCAACGCCCAACACGCAGAGAGTTATCGTTACCGTGCCGAGACAATGCTACCGATGGCGAATAGTCTCCTGGGTTATAGGCGTGGACCTGGAAGAATATCTGCTGGTCGTTCGCCCCGTTCGTATCACCGGGCCATTCTCCGCTGATCGGGTAGATCGCAAACGCCCACCATACATCCTCCGCCAAGTCGATCATGTTGTCGCCATACCAACTGAACTCAGAGCGGTGCGCCGAGTAGATCAGCGCATCGCCAGACTTCGTTCGGTGCAGGTATGTAACCTTGGCTGGCGGGCTTGTGATCGGCAACGTACCCGATGCATATCTCTGGACGCGAGCGATTCCGTCACCTGCGTTCGCTCCGCTGATCGATCCGGTGATGGTTTGCCCGGTGTATGCAACATCCCATCCAGACGCCTCGGCATAGGTCACCGTCAACGCCGATAATGGCGTCACAGATTGTGCGGAAACCTGCGCTGTGAACGTCGCAGTAGCTGGCGTGTTAACACCATCTGAAACAGTTACGGTATATGTATCTGATGGGTCAGTGACAGTCGGAGTACCCGAAATATATCCTGCCTGAGCGCCACTTGCCGCCATAGACAAACCAGAAGGAAGGGCCGGGGAAACCGAGTACGTATAAGGCCCGCCAGTTCCACCCGTCCCGGTGATGGGACGCGTCGTGGAGACTGCCGTATTCTGCGTCCACGAATAACTGCCTATGTCAGTACGGGCTGCTAACGTAGCGGAGACAGGTTCCACGACTTCACCAGCAGATTTAGTCGTCGTGTACGTAATGCCATTAAGCAACCATTGCTGATCGACATACAGAGTGTGTCCTGTCAGGTCTGATATGCCCGGTGGATTCGTGATGGCCGACTGATCGATCAACCACTGGTTATTCGCAATCGAGAATGTCTGAGGGTTATCCGTTCCAACGGCATATGGCTGTGTCGCCGAGTCGATGTACAGGCGCGTATTGACCAGCGTTGGGCTGCCACCAGTCCATGTTGCATTCGTGACAACGGCAGGTGTTCCTGATGTGACGGTCGCTGGCAATGCTGGGGCTGTCGCCTGCGTCAAAGTCGGTGTTCCTGTGACGGTCGATGAATTTGACGACGTAACCCACACAGATGATCCCTGCGCCGTCGTTTTGCGAACCTTGACCTTGACCACTTTCCCCTCCTGCCCCGTGTTTGTCGAAAACGTCGAAGCAGTTGCTCCACTAACGTCAACATCAGTGAGCATCCATTGATACTCCACCGTTGCGCTCGTGTCATCGGCCCATGTTCCGAGGCTTGCGATTCCGTAGGTCGTCCCGACAACCTGATCGCCTGAATTGGTTATCGTCGGGGCAACAGAATTTGTCGGCACGGTTGCTGTCACTGCGGCAGTCGCGGCACTGGTACGCTCGGCATACAGCCCCGTGGCGACGACCGTGCTGCGTTGGGTGACGGTGATCACCTGCCCAGCATAGGCTGCGCCGACAACATAGGTCGTTGACGATGTAGTCGCTGTGATCGGTACGCCATTAGCTGACCAGAAGTAGGTTTCTACCGTCGTGCCAGTGATCGTGCCTGGTGTGACGGTCAGCGTCTGTGCCACCGCAGGAGTTGTGTCACTGATGGTCGGCGCGGTGTCGATGGTAGGGGCGCTAGGGCCACCCCCAGCGAGGGCGGCGTAGATTTCGGTGATGCATTGTTCTACCGTCTTTCCGTTGAGGGCCACAATAACATTGGACGCTTGATCGGTGCCAGTGTGATTGGCGCGATTCCTATTTGCTAAATTCGACTCGCTAATAAGTTGCTGAACCGCATCGACGACTGGCCTGATAGAGACATCATTCTCTAGGGTTGTCAAATTTGCGTCCATCTCCGCATAAGTCAGCGGGGCGCCCTTTGATGTCCTGGTAGTAACCATGCTGATTCCTTCTATTGAACGCCTACGATCTTGCCGTCAGGGCCGCGCACAACCGATTTCGGCTTGTTGATGGCTTGACCAAGTGCTGCGATAGCCTGATTCAGATTCACCAACAACTCAGCCATATCAGAGTTTTCTTTCTCGACCTGCTCAACCCCATTGACTCGTGCTTCATGGGATTGCTGAACAACCATCTTCTGTGCCTCGAACTGCTGTGACTTGTCCAAGGTCTCGTTCTGGTTTTCGACCTGCATCTGGGCGATAGCCAGCTTTGTGGCTTCTGCCATCTTGGCTTTTTCGAGTTCCAGTTGACGGTCTTTTTCACGTTCTGATGCCTCGAAAGCCATTTTCTGCATCTCAAGTTGCTTGTCGGACTGGTACTTCTGCATCTCGATTTGCGTTTCGGCCTGAAACTTCTGGGCGTCGGCCTGCTGCTCCATCTGTTGTTTGATGATTTCAGGAGGAGGAGGCGGAGGCGGTTGGTTCGGGTCGGGCAGCTTCCAGAAAGGTTCTGGACTGGCAAAACCGGCCATCTTGGCGATTTCGCTGACGGTGTTGTAAATCTTCGCCGGGTCGGTGATCCCCATCGGCAACAGAGCCATCTGCTGCTGGAACATCATGTTCAGGTGCCCAAGGACCGTATCCTTGTTCCCACTCCCAAGGCCAACAGCAATCGTCAAATCGGAGCGCTTTTTCCACTGTGAAGGATCGACTGTTACCCATTCATTCTGAAGGCGGACGACTTCTTCCTTGTGACCACCTTTGAGGATCAGTTCATGGACGACTTGAAAGAGATATTCAACAGAAGGTGCAATCATCCTGGCAATTTGCTCGACCTTCTGGGCAGCGGCTGTGCCCATCTGGTTCATCGCCATTCCGGTGGTCTGGGTCAGGACTTCTGGGGAGACGTTTCCTGTGAACACCCCGTTAACACCTGTTCGGCGCTCGGAGATGCGGTCCATGTACTCCATGCCCTGAATCGCTTGCGGGAAGATGTTCGGGATGACCACCGGGGCAATATCCCTGCCGAAAATCGCATCCGCGCCTTGGATTCCTCTGATCGCGCCACCTGGACGACTGATTAGCACATCATCAATGTTGATCTTGCCGTCATTGGCAAAAAGCCGTGGGTTGTTGGCATGGAACAGGTTGTCCACGCCTTGTCGCAACATCGATGTCTTGGAGTCTTGGACTTCCAGCATCACGTCAGCGATGGAAACGCCGATATGACGGTGAGGCAGAGGGGTGGCAACGATTGAGGCTACCGGAATCCTGGAGCATTCTTCCCTGTAGAGGATTTGGTTGCCAACGACAATGACATATTGCATCTCTGCAATGCCGTCGTCGTCGTAGTCCTGCCGAATCCAGCACATGCGGACCCGTACTTTTCGCATCGACGGGTCGGTATCTTCTTCCCTGAATCTGTTTTCGTTGTACAGATCGCGGGCCGTGTCTTCCAGAGTCTCGAATCCGGCTTTTACGTCGTCCCGGATGTCGTCATCGACCTCGAAACCCATTTGCCTGAGACTGGAGATAGTTACGTCGTCCCAATACTCGAAGAAATCGCACTCGTTCAACATATACGAGGCGGTCGAGTGGTGGATCACGCACTTTTCAGGAGGAAGAACCTTCAGGCAAATCTTCTTTTCCTCTTCCGTCCGACGAATCTTCACCGAATGCTTGTAAGGCGTCGGCGGCATCTGTGGGGGAGGAAATTCAGGCTGCGGAGGAACGGGTTGTCCTTGCATCTGGGCCTGTTGAGCAGCTTGTTGCCACTGCATCATGACCTGCTGTGACTGCATCTGATGCTGCTGAGTGGCCTGCTCGAACCAAGCCTGCTGCTTCTTCAGTTCATCTTCATCGACCTCTTGTGAGTGCTCCAGGACCTCGAAGTCGTCTGCATCCTGCATCAATAGAGCGAATGCATCGTCGCTCTGGTCTTCATAGAGTTCGTATTCGACCTTGATCTGCTTGTCCCGATAGGCAAGGCAGTAGGCATTCTTGGTAACCAAGGCATCCCAGAGCCAGTCATGGACGATCTGCGTCCACGGGTTCCTCTTGGTGACGATATGGTTTACGTAAAGAGTCTCCTGTTTGGCCTGTTTGTCGTCTTCAGGGCCGACAGGATTGAATTTCACGACCTCATCGCCACCGGCAAAGATTCTCACCAGCGAAGGAAGCATCCATTCGACGGTATCGAACAGGTCTCGTGAAACGATCTGGGAATTACCTTCCGGGGCTGGATTTGTATTCCTCCCGAGGTATGCGTCAATGGCCTGGGACCGTTGGGCGGAGAGTTCTCCGTCCATCGTGTAGTCGCCAGAGCCGTAGGATTCCCCTTCGGCAATCTCGATTGCCCGAACTAGGGCTTCGTCGCGTTCAACTTTGGACATTGGAAGCCTTCTCGGGTTTCTTCAGCGTCAGAACCGGACGCTGTGGCCGCTGGGCTTCCTCCAATATCCTGACGCGCTCAAGTAACTCGTCAATTCGAGCCTGCATTGCCTTGATTTGGTTCTGCAATGCATAAGACACGTCAACGTACCCCAGGTAAGCCCAAGTTCGGGTAGTTTAACGGTTTCATTTTCCCGCGACCACCATTTATGTGCTTCAAACCACGCCCGAACAGGCTCATCACGTCCACTGAATCATCGTGTTTCCCAGCGGGGAATTTCATCATCTGGCCCTGTACCTCGGTTTTCCAGCCGGCAAACCTAGGCCAGAACACTTTTCCCATAGCCATCATGGCCTGAACGCCACGGGCGCGGGCCTCTTTGTCTGCCACGCTGGGTAGCCATTCGACCCGACAAAACGCCTCTCTTTCCGAGAGACGCTTCATCATGAAAGGCTCGATTGACCTTCGGATAGGTCCAGCCTCGCCAAACCAACACATTGGTTGGTGCTTGGCAACAAGGTCAGCCATACGGTCGATCCAGTGGTCTGCTGCTTTTTGCCCTCGCCACCAGTCCAGGATATAGAGGTTGGAACTGGCATCGACTCCAGCAATACCATGCTCCGTATAGTCCCCGCCACCCTCGGTAACAGCGAAATCAGAGGCTCCATAGAGTTTCAGTCCTTTCGGTGGGGTGTCGTACTCCAGGAACCACTCCCTTTTGAAGTAGTCCCCGTCCTCAGCTGTGGGTTGCTGTTGGTATAGCGCCCACCAAGACCGAGTATCTTGCTTGGCAAGGTCCACCATCTCATCGGTGAAATACTCAGGCCAGAGTCTGTCCCCAGGTTCCCGTCCAAGTGGATCATCCTCCTGAGCCTCCATTGGAAGTGATATCACTTTCCACAGCTTCTTTTCCCGCTCCAGGATTCGACCCCCAAGGTCATCCTCATGCCAGCGTGTATTCGAGGCCGTGCAGCCGTTGGCGATGAAGTTTTCGGTGCCTTCTACCTGGATGTCAAAAACATCCTCATAGTCATCAGCCGTGATGGATTCAATCTCGTCTTGAATGAAGTCGTAGGTATCGTGCTGCTGCTTCCAGGTTTTCAGGGGTTCTGATCCGTCCGATTGCAACATTACAGTCGTTGCATAGTAGTCCACGGACTTGATCGGAGTCGTGGCAGTGGTCAACGCAGAGATAAAGCCTCGCTCCAGGTCTAGTATTTTCTTGTGTGGGGGGTTGCCTACAAATTGCGCAAACCCCGCCTTGCTCGGCAAGCAATGTTTTGTATTCTTCAGGGCCAATTCCGTATCTGTGTCGAAGATGTGACGCACGAAGCGACTCATGGTTGTGTGATGGAGGTCTGATTCCGCGAGCCCACCTGTCTTTTGAGTAGTGGGACATGCAGAACCCCTTGCACTTGGCCGGTAGTTCACAGCCGTCAGCTTTGCAAGTGATGCCTTTCCATGTTCCCCAACGCAGATCAGTCTGTCTTTCGGACGCAGGTCTTTTAGTCGCACCCATTCAGGCCCCCTATCCCTACAAACAAGAAACGGATGCCGCTTGTTCGCTCGGATGATTCTGCCTGAAGTCGTCCTAATTGTGAATACGTAATCAGGGCCTTGATTGACCCAGTTCAGCACTCTTGCGACGCCTATTTGTCCGCCGTCATTGGTCGCAACGACATTCCCTGGCCGAATGTCTCGCAGCAATGTCTCTGATCCGTCAGCCATCAGCACACGGGTATCTCCCGTCATGCACATTATCAGTATCTTGCGGGCGTCAGGCTTCAGTCGAGTCAAGAAGTCGTTGACGTACCACTGCCAAACTCGCTCTCTGGACCTTTCTGAATCGGCGTCCTCCCGGCTTTTTACCGGGTCATCCAGAAGACCAAGATCGCCACGGCGTCCAGCGATAGCCGCCCCGACACCAGCCGCGAAGTATTCTCCGTTGGCTGTTGTGACCCAGTTCCCAACTCCAGTCTTGTCGTCTGACAGGGTATGTCCAAATACTCGCTCGAACTCAGCGGTGTTGACGATATTCCTGACCCGTCTGGAGAATACTTCTGCGAGTTCATCGGTATTGGCCGTCCCGATAATCAACTTCTCAGGATTCCTGCCCATATACCACGCAGGAAACTCCACGCTCCCATATGTGGATTTGGCTCCACCCGGAGGCATATTTACCATCAGATTGCGCGTGTCCCCACGCTCAACCATCTCCAGTTCGCTTATCAGCAACTTGTGGTGCAGAGCAGGCTTGTGCGGAGCGCCCCTGTAGCGCATCCACGCCTCCAAGGAATCCTTGGCCCTCCTCCTCCTCAGTAACTCGTCAGCAGCAGCAGCTAGTTGCGTCATGCAGGAAGTCTAACCAAAGCCTCAAGCGTCCACAAAGGCTTTGCCTTCACGTATCCCCTCTCCTTGCCGCTGACCATCTTCCGAACCTGCTCCGCCGTGTACCCAAATACCTCTCCAATCTCAGTATTCGATACCCCCATATCAGCCATCCACCTGATATGCCCCAGAAACTGATCGCAGATTCTCATATATTCAGATTAGGTCAGGAGTCCTTTAACCCCCTCAATGAATCTCACTTTGGCTAGATGCCACAGGTTTCTTAGTGGGGCCCCAACTTTTCACACACCCCCGGTCGCTGGATTCCGACCTATCCCCCTGGGTCTGTGACCTGGCCGTCGCTCTCTAGCTCTAGCGTACCCTTGTGCTGGGCCACGATGCGCTCCAGCTCGCTGGTCGGCAGTGCGCTCACGTCATGCTTGATGGTCACGCTCACGTCGCTGCTGGTGCGCCTGTCGCTGTACCGCCTGGGGTCACGCACACTGGCCTGCCGCCATGCTGCCTGTGCCCGCTCACGGGCCAGTGTGACGATTGGGTTCGCCAGCTCAGGCTCAGCCCTTATCTCGTCGGCCGCACTGTCCAGGTATGAGATGGCGCGATCCTCGAAGTGCTCAGCGGCGATCAGCAGGGCTTCATCGAAGCGCGCGGACCGAATCATATCTGAGCGCAACCAGCGCATCAACGTGATCTGACTACAACCTGCTATCTCTGCGATCTGGCGCGTGCTGCGGCCTTCGGCAACCCAGTCTGCGATCTGGTCCATGCCGATTGCTTCGAGCTTCGGCGTTGCGGTGCTAGGCGGTGCCACTGTTAGTGCTTGCTCACTTGTGTTCGAACAGTTTAGCGGCTTCCCGCATGGCGCGTGCTACCGCTTGCGGCTGCGGCACTCCCTTGGATCGCCACCGCTGTATCAGTAGTGCGATCAATCGTTGTCGGGCGCGCTCCATAGTCAGATAGTTGATTCTTGCGAGTGACCAGCATGAGCACTATCGCACAGTGTCAAGCGATAGTCACTGTTTTGTCCGACGAACGGTATGTTCTAGGTGGATAAACGGTAGTGCTTAGGCTTGATGCTCTGTGCATCATGCTCTATGCTTTAGGCATGGTCAGTGAGGTGCTGGCCGCTACTGGAGATAGAGAGATGTGCTACTTGGATGACAGGCTTGACGCGGATTTAGAGTCTGCCGAACTGCACCGCATCGGCAACGCATTGAGTCGCATGCGAAAAGCTGGACGCTGCCCGCATACATGGCTTCAAGGCCACGAAAAGAAACCAACAAAGTGTCTGCATTGCGGCCATATCTTCCCTACGCTGGAATCCGCAATGGAAGCCATGCAAAGCGCGATTGACTGTGTGCGCTGACCCCACCCACCTAGCCCCTACCTAACCCGCACCGGCCGGATGCCAGCACATAACAGGAGCGAATCAAATGCCAGTCCGTAGCATTCTCGTTGACGCCCGCCAAGGCGGGTTTGAATTCGGAATGGACGTGGTAACGCCCGCTGAGTTCAAGTTGTCCCCAAGCAAAGACGTATCCGGGCGCAAGCACGTCTATGCATCGTGGTCTCTGCCCCAGTGGCTGATCGACAACGAGAAGTTTCAATCTTGGGCGCGCGACCACATGACCTTTGTCATGTCATTCAACGAGTTCAAGCAATTCGCGCTCGGATTCAAGCCAGCAGCCTAGGACCCCAGCCGCAAGGGTTCGGCCCTTGCGCTTGCAGTCAGCAAGACACCACTACTGGAGATAGAGACAATGAACATCAGCGAAAGTGATTACGAAGCGCTCGTCAAGGCTTGGGTAATCCTGGGCAGACTTGGCGGCAACATGGCGGAAAGTGAATTCCGCGAAGCGTGGCTAGCAATGCGCGATGCAGTCCAGCTCCAGCTCGCGCCATACGCAGATCAGCAACGGGGTAATCAATGAACTCGGTACGCATTGAGCACTGACCCCACCCACCTAGCCCATTCCGTGGGCTATAGGGTGCAGTCAGCACCTAATAGGAGATTCCCACAATGGACAAGACACTTCAAACCGCAGTCATCCGCCGCGTCGGACGCGATTCCCTGCGTGACGTAGCAAACCACGGGGCCGATGGTGGATTCCCGGGGTTCTGCTACTACACGGACACCTGCGCCTTCTACGCCAAGCACCAACAGCGCATCGTGGCACTGGTCGAAGAAATGGCCGCTGACTTTGGCGAATCGCCCACCAAGATGGTGGCGGGCTTCCGCTGCCTGAATGGCGACTACACCGAAGCCGAAATTGGGCGCACCCTCTATGGCCCGAAGAAGGCGCACGACACCCAAATTGCCAATGCGCTGGCGTGGTTCGCGCTTGAAGAAGTCGCCCGTAACGTGACCGAGCAGTAACCATGCAACGCACCGTCCGAATCTACTTCGCGCTGCGGCGCACGATCCCCAGCTATGAACCCGGCCTGTGCTGGGAGCTGGCCTGTCTCTACTCTGCGAGGAAACCATGAAAAACGAGCACGACGCGAACCTGTCGCTTGTCCCGCTCGATCGCGTCACATGGACCGAGCCATCGCGCTGCAAGCGCAGGGTTTCCATGCTGCGGCGCATCCTTAACCTGATCGGGCTCTGACCATGACAACGATCATTCTCGCAGTGGTCTTTGTGGCCCTGCTGTTCATGCTCCCGGGCGCCACCATCGGAGCGTCACTTGGCTACTGGATCGGCGGCCCTGTCGGCGCCGTGATCCTGGGAATCGTCGGACTATTCATTGGGGATGCACCATGATCCGCGCTTGGCATTT